CTCAAAGACTTAGGGTTAGATGACGAAGAAATAAAAGAATTAACAGGAGCATAATATGGCAATATCACTAGTAAACAATTTATCAATGAACCGATCTGATGCTGCAGTTGCAGATCAGGTATGGACAGCTACGTCTGCTACACTTTCAGATTTTCAAGCTCTTCCAGCATCAGCAGGCATGTGGACTAAAATCGTCAATAAGGAAATTACATCAAGTACAGCATCTCTGGAATTCGTTGATGGGACTGGTGGAGTCGTCTTTGATAGCACCTACCAGTACTATATGCTTATGTTTAGAAATTATGTTGGCACAGTTGCTGATAGAAAAATGGCTCTTGAGATATCGTTAGACACAGGTGTAAGTTGGAAATCATCAGGTTATGAAGGCTACTCTTATCAAAGTGGTTATGTTGATAGTAAGCGTCTATCGTATACTTATAGCATGATAGCAACACAGGAAATGGGTATTGTTGCTGGTGAAGGTGCATTTGGTTTTATTATGTTGGAAAATCCTTCTCAAACAAAACTGCCAACTTCCTTGTATTTAATAACGCAAGGACAAAACAGTCAGGACCCTCAAGGATATAATTATGTTGGTGGTGGTACTTATATGACTTCTACTGCTTATGATGGTATCCGAATTACAACATCAGGGGGTAGTGGAGCTATTGAAACAGTAGAGGCAACTTTATGGGGAGCAACTGATTAGGATAAAATTATGACCAGATATAAACTAAGAGGATATGAGAGAGAACCCCTGACAGCGGCAGAAGAAATAGCTGAAGATGAACGTCAAGCACAGTCAGCAATTAGAAGAGAAGCTGAAAAAGCAGCTGAAGATGCAAGATTGGCAAGTAAAGCATCAGGAAAACAAAAATTAAAAGATATTGGACTTGACGATGATGAGATTAAAGCATTAACAGGAGCATAAGATGGCAATAACAACATTAAACAATTTAGCAATCAACCGATCAGATACCGCTGTGGCAGATGACCGTTGGACAGCAACTTCGGCTACCGCTTCAGATTTTCAGACAGCACCTAGTGGCGCATGGACTTTTATCAAATCCCAGACTGCCAGTGCTAGTACTTCTATTGACTTCGTAAATGGAACGTCATCAGTAGTTTTTGATGATACATACATAGCATACCAGTTAAAGGCATTTAGTGTTAAAGGTACTACAGACAAAGCAATTATGACAGTATTAGTTAGTAACGATACAGGTTCATCTTATGAAACGTCAGGTTACAAGACAAGAATGACACGTAATGGTGGAACTGTTGGCAATGGATATGTTACAACAGCTTTTATGTATGCAGATGATACAGGAACTGCTACTGGGGAAAATATGTCTTATACATTAGATTTTTTTAATCCAGCACAAACCTCAGATTATGCAAGAGGTATTTGGACTACTTGTTATAGTGATGAAAGTACTGCTGATTCATATATAACTTTAGGTGGGGCTATTTATGCAGTTGCTGGTGCTATTGATGCTTTCAGAATAATTATGAGTACTGGCAATATTGCTTCAGGCTCATTCTATTTATATGGATTGGCTAAGAGTTAATTATGACTAGACATAGAATGGTAAATGGAAATAAAGTTTGGTTCACAGCCGAAGAAGAATTGGCTAGAGATGCTGAAGAAGCGGCATGGGAAGCTGGTGCTTTCGATAGAGAAATTGCACGTTTAAGAGAAAAAAGAAACAGTCTTTTAGCGGCAACAGATTTCTATGCTTTACAAGATGTAACCATGTCAGAAGATATGGAAACTTATCGTCAGGCATTAAGAGATTTACCAAGTGGCTTGACTACTGTTGAAGAAGTACAAGCAGCTAACTATCCAATGAAACCAGGAGCATAATATGAGTTATATAGGAGCTACACCCGTAATAGGAAATTTTCAAAAGTGTGATGCAATCACAACTTCGGCAACCGATACCTTTAATATTTTGGTAGGTGGTGTGGCAGTCAGTCCAGCTACACCCCAAAATTGCATCGTGTCTTTAAACGGTGTAATTCAGGCCCCTGTAACTGCTTACACTCTTTCAGGAAGCACCATCGTTTTTGCTTCGGCACTCACAACATCTGATGTTATTGACTTCATAGTTATACTCGGAAATGTTTTAGATATTGGTACCCCTTCAGACGATACCATTACGGCTGCAAAACTTAATGATACAGCCATTAGTGGTCAAACGGCACTTGGAGCCGAACCTGCAGATACAGATGAATTTTTAGTATCAGATGCTGGAGTATTAAAGAGAATGGATTATTCGTATATTAAAGCTCCTGCTGCTAGTGGAGCTTGGACAAAAATAGAAAGTCAAACAGCATCTTCTGATGCAACAATACAATTCACAACACTTTCAACTGATTACAGAGATTTTAGACTAATTGGTTCTGCGGTGGTACCTGCAAGTGATGGACAGGACTGTCAATTTCAAATAAGGGTTGCTACTGCTTGGATAACTAGCGGTTACACATACGCTTTGTATGGTTCAGATGAAGATGGCAGCTTAAGAAATCAAAATAATACAAGTGGTAGTCAGATACTCCTAAATTCTACCGCATTGGGAAATAATAACGGAGAAAATATATATTTTGTAGTAACAATCGCTGATGTGCACAGCACCTCTAATCAGAAAGAGATAAGCATTCAAAGTTGTTACTCAGGTTGGACTAATAAATATGAACAACTAAGCGGAGGTGGTAGAAACAATGACATTGTAGCCGTTGATGGAGTAAGAATTAAATTTGGTTCAGGAGATGTTTCATCAGGAGAGTTAACGCTTTACGGAAGGAAAGTTACTTAGGAGATAATATGACAAGATACCATAAAATACATAATGAAAAAGTACCTTTTACCGCAGAAGAAGAAGCGGCTAGAGATGCAGAAGAAGCACAATGGCTTATTGATAAACAAGCAAGAATAGATGCTGAAGCTGCGGCAGCAGCAAAAAAAGCATCAGGTAAACAAAAATTAAAAGACCTTGGTCTTGATGACGAAGAAATAAAAGAATTAACAGGAGCGTAATCCTAATAGAATCATGTTAGGTTTATCAGCATTCGGAGAAACAACTTTTGGCGGATTAGGTCACGCAGGTGCTGTAATTATTGTTACTGGGAGCGGTGTTACCGTTTCACAGGGCACACCTACCTACGCTATCGACGGAACGGCTGTTGTAACAGGTAGTGGAGTTACCATTTCGATGGGAACGATCACTTTAACTATTTCAGGATCTGTGACAGTAACAGGAAGTGGACTAACAGTTTCTGATGGCGCTGAGGAAGTAAATGTGATAACTTGGCCAGCAATTGATCCAGGTGTCAGCATGACATGGACCAATATAGACCCGTTATAGGAGAATTATGGCATCAACATATACGACAAATTTACAATTAGAAAAAGTAGCCACAGGAGAAAAAGCTGGACTGTGGGGAACCGTTACCAATACTAATCTAGAAATATTAGAACAGGCTTCGAGTGGATATTTATCGGTCGATGTAGCTTCAGGCGATGTCACATTGTTATTGAATGATGGAGCCACTTCCAATGGTAAAAATCTATTCTTTACACTAACAGGAACACTGGCGGGTAATCGTAATTTTATTATGCCCACTGCGGCAGAAAGAATTTTTATTGTTAAAGATTCAACGGATCGTTCTTCAAGTAATTATACTTTAACCGTTAAGACGGCTTCAGGCACAGGTTATATAATGCCTGTAGCTGCAACTGCATTGGTTTATTCTGATGGAACAAATACGACTTTAGGCATGCTACAAAAAAGTTATGTCACTCATACCGCGGCCTATACCGCTGTTGCTGGTGATCAAATTTTCTGTGATACCAAAACAACTGATGCATTTACCATTACTCTTCCCGCAGGGGTTGTTAATGATGAAATAACATTTATAGATAGTCAAAATTATTTTGGTTCAAACAATCTGACTATTGATTCTAATGGGGCAGAAAAAATTAATAGTTCAGCAAGTAACTTAGTTTTAAGCACTAATGGTCAAGCTATTACATTAGTATATGCCAATGCTACAGTAGGCTGGATATACAAAACGAATACAGCCTAGGAGCTAATTGAATGGCTCTCGTAGATTTTAAACTACTTCCTGGAATCGACAAACAACAGACTCAGGTTGGTGCTGAAAGGCGCTGGGTAGATTCTGATAATGTCAGATTTCGATATGGTCTTCCTGAAAAATTAGGAGGATGGTCTTCTTTATTAACCGATACGATTGTGGGAGTAGCCAGAGCTCAATTCCCTTTTGTTGATCTTGATGGAAATCGATACGTTGCAATCGGTACCGATAAATTTTTATTAATTTATTATGAAGGTCAGCTTTATGATATCACTCCTTTAGCTACAACAATCTCTAGTGCTACTTTTACTTTTAATGGCACAACTACCATTACTATGACAACAAGTTCTGCTCATGGCTTACTTGCAGGTGATATAATCTTATTTGACTCGGTAACTTTGCCTGGTGGTACAGGTTTAACAGATGCTGCATTTGAAGATAAATTATTTCAAGTCATTACAGTTCCAACTTCAGTTACATTTACTATTACATTTACCAGCACAGGATCTTCAGCAACAGGAGGAAGCGTAGATTTAAAGCCCTATGCATCCGTGGGCCCTGCGGCTCAAACTTATGGCTATGGTTTTGGTGTTGGAAATTTTGGTGGGACAATTTCTGGAGTAGCTACTACTGATTTAGACGGAACTTTAGGTGATAACACTTCTGGAACAACAGGAACAACTATTGCTGTAACTTCTGCCACTGGTTTTCCCAGCGCAGGTGGAACAATTATTGTAAGTGATACTCCAGCAGTGGATGGAGAATTAATTGATTATACTGCTGTTTCTACAAATAATTTAACAGTAATTACCAGAGCGGTAGATGGTTCCGACCGATCAGCTCATGCTGATGAAGTAGCTGTAGCTGATGCTACAGATTATACAGGATGGGGAAGTGCCGTAACTGCTTCAAACGTGACCCTTGAACCAGGACTCTGGGCTTTGGATAATTATGGAGATGTTTTACTAGCAACAATTTTAAATGGAAAAACTTATACATGGGATTCAAGTATTGCAGCACGATTCACGACCCGTGCATCAACAGGCACAACAAGTTATGTAACAACCTCAGCTCCAACAGCGTCTCGAGCCATGATGATGTCTCCAGTCACGAGACACTTAGTTTTATTTGGAACCGAAACTACGATCGCTGACACCTCTACTCAAGATGATATGTTTATACGGTTCTCGGACCAAGAAACAATTAATGATTTTGCTCCAACCGCTATCAATAGTGCTGGAAGTCAAAGACTTCAAGATGGCACCAAAATTATGGGAGCGATTAAAGCCAAAGATAATATTTTAGTGTGGACCGATACATCCCTCTATACCATGAAACATGTAGGATCTCCTTTTACGTTCGGTTTTGAACAAGTTGGAACCAACTGTGGATTGATTGGTCAAAACGCCGTTGTAGAAATTGATGGTGTTGCCTATTGGATGAGTTCAAAAGGATTCTTTCTTTTTGACGGGACGGTTAAATCTTTAAGTTGTACGATTGAAGACTATGTTTATGATGATATAGATACGACTAAAGGTCAACAGATGTGTGCAGCCATCAATAATCTATTTACCGAAGTGGTATGGTATTACCCTACGACAGGTGCAAGCTACAATGACCGCTATGCAGTTTATAATTATGGAGAATCTGCAGGAAGTGCGGAAGGCAAGATTCCAGGAGGAGTGTGGTACCCAGGTACTGAAGCAAGAACTTCATGGATGCCAGCTAAAATTTATCCTAACCCTCATGCAACTAAATTTGATTCCACAGCAACAGGAACGTTTCCTAGTGTGATTGGTGAAACAGGTTTAGGTCAAACGGTTTATTTTGAGCATGAAGTAGGAACCAATCAGATTAATCCTGATGGATCTTCAACAGCTATTGCAGGCACTCTAGAATCCTATGATTTTGATTTAGAAGTAGGAGGCGCAGGCCAGCATTATTTATCAATCAGCAGATTTTTACCTGACTTTAAAACATTAACAGGGAACGCAACGGTGACTTTAAAACTGAAACGTTTCCCGTCGAGTA